CACCGCCATCCTCCACTACACCGCCATCCTCCACTACACCGCCATCCTCCACTACACCGCCATCCTCCACTACACCTTCTCCATTAATAGTAAGATTATTTAATCCATTAGCTAATTCGTTAACGACCCATAAATCAGGATTAAACATATCATCTTGAAATACATTATCTTCATTTCCTATAGTATCGTTATTATTATTGTTCATATTATTATTAGATTCGTTCATATTATAAGTATAAATATATAAATAATATTTATTCAATTTTAAATAAATATAATTATTAATAGTACTTTTAAAATAGAATGAAAATCATATAATTTATAAGAATATGATAATATATTTAAATATATAAATACAATATTATAAATATGTTTATTTATGACGTTAGAATATTAATTTCGTTTTTATTATATAATATTTTATTTATGATTTTAAAAAGAAAACGAACAAAAAAGTTAGCAGCAAATACAACATCTATGACACATGCATCAACAGCTGTATTCATATGGTTATTTGGAACACCAGAAATGTTTACAATAAATTCTACAGGATATTTTATTTATGATATATTTTATGAAGGTTCAGTATTATTTGAAGAAAAAATAAATATATTAGCTTATTCATTAATTTATCATCATATTGTTTTAATTTACTATATGTCATTAGATCCAAACATTTTCAACTGGTTTAATATTATTGGTGTTGGTGAATTTGGAAATCTACCATCTTATATGGTGTATTATTATTTAAAAACAGAACCAAATAGTAATAAAGTTAAATTATGGAAAAAAACACAAAAAATAGTTTATTCAATTGTAAGAGTACCAGTTGGATTTTATTTGGGATTGAATGATGTGATGGATCCATACAAATTAAATCAAATACTATATATAGTTCCATTATATATACTAGGTGTAATATGGACAATAATAATATTATTAAAATAATAAATTAAAATAATAAAATTAAAATAACAAATTAAAATAACAAATTAAAATAATAAAATTAAATTTATAAAATCGAATGAAAAATATATATTTATGTTAAATTATATCAATATATATATATTAAATCATGCAATACATAGCAAACAAACAATTAAATAAAAAGAAAATAATGGAAAATTTATCCAAAGTAGATCATATTACATTATATGATAATTTGAATAATTTCCTAACAATCAATAGTGGTTTGACCACAAAAGAATGTGTACAAAAAATTGATTTTCACCAATTTACAGAAGAATCATTTGAATATTTAATTATGCAAATAAATGCTAATAGAAACACCTATCATAATATAGGACCTTTCAAAAAAAATACTAATAATTATACATGGTATAATGAAAATGTTAGCAAATTACAAACCATTGAAAATTTATTGAGGGAAAATGTAGAATTGAAAGAGGAAGCAAATCTATTAAAAACACAAATAAGAAAATTTTTAAATTCAAGCAATTTTCAAGATCTTAAAGAATTAATAAAATGAGATTGATTACCTATAATAGAATAACGTTGTGAACTTATACCTGCTGCAGGTAAAGTATTAAAATTATTTTTTTTATTCAACAATTCTTTTTTGAACAATTCATATTTTATTTTTTTGTCTTCTTCTTCGATGATGGTTTCAAGTTTTTTAGTTAATATTTTTAATTTTTCGCATAATAATTTAGATTCATATAATGTATTATTTTTATCTTCAATAGTTAAATTCATAATAAATATATGTGTTAAATTGTATTTATTATGTTAATATAATTAATATAATTCAATGAAATCAATGAATCAATGAAATCCAAAAAAAAAATACTAATATTACCAAGGCGTAGAAGGATTATCAGGAACTTCATCATATAGAAAATCGTGTAAATATTGTGGACCATGTTCAGGATCGATAAAAATAGTAGGTTCAACTTGACCATGCTGTGTACTATTTATTTTACCCAAACTGGTATATTGTGGATAATCTTGGTCGGCTAATGGAACACCATCTGCATCTACCCATACATATTGGGCTAATTTTTCAGGGTCAAATATACCACCTTCAGGAGGTCCGTGCTCTTTAATATAAGCCATATAACGCAAATCCAATGTTAAAGTACCCTTAATATCGCATAAAATAGAAGCATGGAATTTTTTAGAATGTGCTCCTGAATCAATGATAGCTTGTAATTCGCTTATTTGCGTTTCCAAAGCATTATTTGTTCTTAAAATACTAAACGCATGTCGAATACAAACAACAATATCATAAGTCATACTAGCGGTTTGTGCAATTTCATTATTGGATGCATTTGCACCACTAGCCATACGTTTTAAATTACTTTCTATTTCAGCGCCATTTGTTTCATCGTATTGTATTAAATCGACTACATCGGAATAACTTCCTAAAAATTTTTCCACATAGTAAGGTCTTACATTGGAACCATAATAAGTATTAATTTCAGTAGTAATACTAGCACCTTGACTTAAACTTAAAGCTTGTAAAGAGGCAGCAGTTAATGTTTTATTGTATGTGGGAGAGAAAAGACTAACAGTAGAATGTTTTTTTGGCATAATATATTATTATGATAATATATCATATAAAATTATCGTAATGAATAAACAATTTCATTAAATGGATGATAAGGAGTATTTTCTACATTTAAAAACTTTCTAAATTTTTGTATTAATAGGTCTTTGTTTTTCATATCTTTTTTCATTTTTTTTAGATTTTTATTTAATCGATTATATCGATCTACTAAATTATTATCGTTATTTTTATCATTTTCAGTAGAGGTAATATCGACAATAGGTTCGTGAATATTAAATACATCTGATTTTGTAATATTAGCATTGGAATAAGAAAAAACACTATTTTTCAATACTTTTTTGCTTGTGAAGGTTTTCATCAATGATAAAAAAGTTTCATTGTTATCGGTTAAATGTTTTACAAAGTGATAGGTAAAATCGCTAAACCATTTTTTTTCAAATGTTGTTGTTTTATTACTAGAAGCATCTTCAACCGCAAAAGAATATTGTTTTTCATAAGATTCTTGATTATCAAAACAAGATGAAATAGACACCATTTTTTTCTCGTCTTTTTTTGTTAATTTATTATGTAATGTAAAAGGAGATATGGTGTAAGTATATTTTAAATCACTCATTGTACCTGAATTACAACAATCAAACATACTAAATATGGTGGAATCGGATTTGGAAAACAATCTATTTAATTCGTCATCTACAAATATGTGATCATTATAATCTGAAGGAACAAATACTTCGTCTTTTTTGTCTGTTTCATCGAAATTCATATCGGGAACTTGAGAGCCATGACCGGTAAAATAAAAAAACAATAAATCGTTTTCGTCACTTACTTCAATCATTTCATTGATTTTATTTTTAATATTATCGTAAGTAGCAATTAATGACTCTGAAACATTTTCTTTATCGGTTAATGTAACAATATTTTCTTCTAAAAAGTCTTGATGGTCTATTAGAAATTTATGTATTAATCCAACATCATTATGAGAGGCTTTTAATTCATAAACTTCATCATTTAAATAATTTACACCTATTAATAGAGCATATTTTACCATATAATAAATATTAATATAATTATTAATATAATTATTAATATAATTATTATATTAAACAAATGTTCTAAATAATCTTATTATTAGATAATTTTATTATTAGTTATAGTTGGTCATATTTGCTCCATATTTGAAATCGTCTACATAGATATTGTAATTTTTTAAATTATCGGGATTGAAATAGCGATGATTGTCGTTAAAGAATTCTGTTAAAACGCCTGCTTTGTATGGCCATTCGTCTGAAGTTAAAATAGCTTTTTCAACATCAGTAAGAGGGTCAACAGAATAATCAATTTTACTTAAAAACCAGTGATTGATGGTGGTATTGTCCATGGCATCTGTTTCATCGTCTTTCCATGTTACAAAGCAATTGGAATTTCCAGAAACATCATTAATATTAGTGGCTTTTGTTACAATTTCTTTTTTGCATTGTATAAATCCATCGTATAAATTGTATAAATGGTTGTAGCTGTTTGTTTTTAATAATGTGGTTTTGGCATCATTGAAGGTATTGAAGGTATCATTTTGTCTGGTTTTGTAAATATGTTTATTTCTTAATTTTTTGGTTCGTTCACCTGCACTGATGGGTTCGTATACTTTTCCAAACATATCGGATGTATTTCTTTTTGGATCCATATTAATATAAATATATATTATTATGGTTTACAAAATATATATTGTTAAATTTTACAAAATATATTTTAAAATAGATAATTGATTTTATCATTTATTAAATTAAGCTGCTAATGCAACAGATATTTTCCAAATATGACAATCAAATGTTTTTTTTTCTGTAAGATTAGTGACTTGAACACTTAATGTATCATTATCTTCATGACCCATCCATCCATATGTTCCTGCTTTATACGAAGATTGACCAGCACCTTCAAATATATCAGATATGGTAAGATTATTTCCAGTAGCTGGGAGTACGTCTTCTAAATTATCAGAAACAAGTGTGATTACTAGATCATCACCATTTTCTGGACCACCAAAATCAGCTTTTGGAATAGTTATTGTGTCACCAGCAGAATATCCACTACCTGGACTAGTAACTGCTACTGCAGATACTGCATTATTAGTAATAGTAATTGTAAATTCTGCTCCTGAACCTTTCCCGCTGGATAATGATTGGCCTGCGTTTGTGTGTGACACCCCAGTCCCAGCCGGTGGAGCTGCTGGTAAGGTAAGTGCTGCATGTGTTCCACCAGCACCATCATCAGCACCAGTTATTTTTAACATTCCAAGTGCATTTGTACCATCATCAGCAGTAGTAGCGAATTTCGTACCACTCAAAGGATTCCTAAGAACATTTCCACTAGTAGTATTCAATGCTAAATCAATTGTAGGTCTTAAATAAAATACTAATGTATCTCCTGCTTTTATAGGAAAGTCGGCAGTGCTAGTATTAGTTCCTGATATAACTGCGCCACAAATATCACTAGAACGTTCTTGACCACTAACCATAATTTGTTCAAATATACTTAATAATGCAGGATTTGAATCAGCAGAAGCTATTGTAACTGCTGTGCCACCATTGGCTAACTCAGTAACTCCTTGAGAACCACCAAATATAGCCGATAATTGATGTTCTAATGCACACGCATCATCTCCTGATTTTAAGATATGTTGTAAATTACCATCCCAATTTTGTACAGTAACATCGTTTGCTGACAAATCTTCATTTAATGAGCTCTCATCTGTAAAAAGTGCTTGAGATAATGGATGACCTATCAAATGATTACAACAAACTTTTGCCATAGCTTCTGGTGCGTTATTTGTTCCAAGATTTTGGGCTGATAAAGTATGACTGGTATAATTAGCACCTCCGAACGGCACAGATTTACTAGCATGGTTGGCATGAACCAAATCAGCTTGTAATAAAGTTGAAGCAACTAAACTACAAAAATTATCTATATGTATTGATTTATTTCCAGCTGCAACTGAACTTATTTCAGCAGCAGTAAGTGTGATTTCTATATTGGCATTTAAACCAACGACGTCATCTTTGTTAATAGTAATTACATTTCCTGCCAAATATCCACTACCTGGATCCATAACTTCTACTTTAGATACTCCACCACCAGTAGTAGTAATTCTAAAAGTTGCCCCTGAACCAGCGCTAGGGTTAGCGGCACTATTAGAATCTACACCAACTGCTACAGAAGATTGTGCTGCTAAATAAACATTTTCACCATTTTCAGCTGCAGGAGAACCATTAAGTCGAGCAGCTGCTATACTTCCTGTTGCACCTCCAGTTGAATTTTTCAAAGCACCTGCTACATAACCACTATAAAAAATAGCACCACTAGCATCATCTTGTTGACCACCTACTTGAAATGCTTTTCTCATTGTTCCAGCGGATAACGCATAGTCGCTAGTAGCAGCTACAGTAAATTCTAAATGGGATTCAATTGGATCAGAACCACTTGGATATGTTTCACCCAGTACTGTTGCAGTACCAGAAATATCAAATAATACGGGAACGTGTATTGTTGCCATTATACACTAAATAAATAAAATAAAAAAAAACAAAAAAAAAATTCCTAAATTACAACATTATATTTATTTTCCATATATGTGCATCAAATATGGTTGGGTCTGTTAATTCAGTTAAATCTTGACTACATGTTCTTGGATTATTTGTGTTATCAGAAGAACCAACCCAACCATATTTGTTAATTTCTGCTTGTGATATACCTGACGAAGAACCAGGGAATCTTTGTGAAATAGGTGATACAAAAGCGCTATTTAAAACAAGACCGGGTATATTTAAATATTCACCTTTACTATTATAAACGGCTGAAACTATAGGATCGGGAGCTAATTTAAATGTTGGTCGAATAAAAACAGATAATGTATCTCCGCTTTTGAAAGGTAATGATGTTATTGTAGTTTTGGTTGTTCCACTAACATTTTGCGCACCTGAAATATCATTTGTTCTACCTTCTTGATTAATTAATTTATCATACATTGTCATTAAACATTGATTTTCTACACCAGTTGATTTTTCTACACCTGAAGTTGTATTATATTGTGCTGCTAATCCATTGTTTAAATATGCATCATTTGTTAAACCACCCCAATCTTTACTGGCTACAGAACCACCTAAAGCTTTCGAAAAAGATATAGATAAACTATTTGCAAATTGTTTTATAAATGTAGTATTGTTATACCATTGTAAAAATTCTTGAAAGGAAATAGAACCATCACCATCTAAATCTGCATTTGCAAAAGATTCATCTTCGTCTAATAATAATGTTATGTCATTATTTAAATTTGTTTGTATATCATTATTTTTAGTTACAATAGGATAAATATAATAACTAGAAAACAAATGAACACATAAAACACGAGCCATACAAGTTCCTAAATTAACACCTTCACTATGATCAGAAGTAATAGAATATAAAAATTTAGGTGTATATTTTGATCTCCAAGGCTGAAAAGGCCAATAAAAACCATACGCATCTACTAAATAAGGTAAACCACCTACTGGTATACCAGCATTGGAATGATTACCTAAAGTAAATGGAGCTACATGTTTTAAGTTACCATTGATAATGGTTTCGGATAATTTTTTACAAAACGCATCAACTACATCTCCTTTATTTGAATTATGATGATTAACAAAAAAGATATTATTACTTCCATCGTATTTACCAACCGCAAAAACATCCGTTAAAGTTGATGCGGAAAATGGATATGTAATATCATTTCTCATATCTAAATTAAATACTAAATGACCATCTGAACTATGATCGCCAAAAGTTAATCCGTATGTAGTTGGGTTTCCCGAAACATCTTGTAAAAAAGACAATGTAATATTGGACATATGACATTATCATAGAAATCATTTTTCTAAAATTCATTTTTTCTAAAATTCATTTTTCTCTAAAGTTCATTTTTTCTAAAATTCATTTTTTAATTCATTTTTCTAAAGTTCATTACTAAAATGATGCAATCGTATATTTATATACCATTCTGTGACGGGAATATCAATAGTAAAATAATTAGGAAAAGAGATTTCAGGTGGTTTAATAAAAACTTTAAATTGCAATACATTTTCTTCATCCAATACAAATGAGCCATCTTTAAAAAAATTTTCCATAAGCATATCGTCTAATTGTTGTTTATCATATAAATTATCTATTATATCATTAATAATATTGACAATGGTTTTTTGGATAAATTTGTTATTGTTGAAAGGTATAGTAACAGATGGATGTTTAAACACATTATTTGCTAAATATTGGAGATAATAATTAAAAAATGAAC